CGAAGGTCGCGATGATGTTAAAATAGACCTTAATCAAGTTCGGTCCCCGCTTTTTCTAGGGTCCAAAATTCTTGTCCATTCCGGCTTCCTGAAACAGTTTCAGTCAATTAAGGCTGCCCTACTTAATGAGATATCAGCTCATTCTTCTGAAATAGAAGCCGTTCACTTTAGTGGTCACAGTCTTGGTGCCGCATTAGCAACAATGGCAGCCGGTGTTTTTAGTGCCGTTATTCATTCTTATCCTGGATGTCGTGTGCTATGTCACACTATCGGTTCACCACGTATTGGAAACCAGGATTTTGTTGACTGGTGGCAGGATAAGGTTGACGAATCGTGTCGCATTCTTAATTTTAAGGACCCTGTGCCGCTTTTACCTGTCAACGGTTTTTATACTCATATTAGCGGCGGGCTTGAAATAAACGATAAATGTGCTGTAAAACGGTTAACTAAGGATGTGCCTTGGTATTTACGCCTGGTTTATTTACCATTTGAAATTTATTATTGCAATCCGGTTGCTAACCACGCATGCGACCTTTACATTAGCCGACTATTGCAGTTAGCGGATTGGGACATTAAAACGCTTTAACGTTGATCGTCTTCTATTATATTTTCGTCTGGCTCCAGAAAACTTTTGCCGAATTAGAAATTTGCTTGCCTCTGCTTCTCCTATGCGACGCATATTTTTTTCTGATAATTTACCTGGAAGAACATCATCATCTAGTGGTAAGCCATCCTGGTCTACTAGACTACGACAAATAAAATTATAATATACTCCTGGTCCCCCTTTTTCAAAGAGCTCTTCTTGTGTAATACGCATATTTTCATATCTTATATCATCAGTAATATATGTTTCCACATCTGTGCTTACCCAAGCAGGTCTAGGTCTGACGACTTTAAAGTTTTTTAAATCTTTTTCGATTATTTCGTTGAGCCACTCAGTAGTAAATCTGTCATCAAATGCATTACTATAAGTGTATAGACCTGGTAAATTAAGCTTTCTTATAATAGTTTCTGCCTCTGGATTTAGTTGAGTCATGCTGTCTTTGAATTTTTCTTTGCATTCGTCGAAACTCATAGATTTAATTTTTTTCATATCAGGCAATTTACCATCAACTAACAATAATGGCACGCTTAACTTATCTAATGTTAAATACCTAATATTAGCAGGAGCCCGCGGAGACTCTGCTAGTCCTACTTGATTAGTAAATACATAATAATCTCTTAATAATGTTTGATATAATAACTCTTCACTATGGTTAGTTTCTTCAGTTACACGCCTTACTCCAGAATTTCTAAATTTAGCCTTATCACTAATAGGGCGTCCTGTCTTTTCGCTTATCTTTTTATTTGCTTTATACATGCCAAATAATGAATAGCTAAAATTAGGATACTGCTGCCCCTCTGTAAAAATAGAAACCGGTCCAAATAAATCTATTAATTCATTACTGTTGTTTAGTGGGTCCAATATAATCTGGCGATAATTTTTATTCAGTACTCTCATATTATGAGTTATAGCTGTTGATGTTATAGATTTATCACCTGATTTTGTAGGTACAATCAAAATACATCCCTTGGGGACGATTCGGGGCAAGTGCGCCATTTCATTACCGTGCCCCATAACTGTATAAGCAATACGTGGGACCGGAGATAATGGCTTGCGCTTCCTTCGCAGCTGGTTTATCTGAACCGCGGGCGGCGCAACTAGCAACTGTTTATGCAGTGGAAGGTTTGGCACGTGATTTATAGGTTGTGGTGAGTTGGCTCTTATTGTTAGAGCCGTTGACATGCTTACTCTATATTTTGCGCGTAATTTTTCTTTGAATCGTTAAAAATTGACCTGCGCACATCGTTTGTTGTTTGTATTAAAAATGCAGTCAAATCATCCCTGTTCAATTTGTCAAGAGGGCGGTCATACGGCAGCAAAGTGCCCTGAGCTCTATCATCCAGAGCGCGCGTCTGGTGGGGGTGGCGGTCACGACCATGACGATGATGATGAGAAGGCTGCTTGTGCTAACACCGTGACAAACACAGTGACAAACGCAGTGACTAACGCAATAACAGTTGTTCTGCCATAAAAAAATGAAATAACCCATGGTATATTTTTCAATCAGTGAAAACAAAAATGCACAATATTCACCACTTTACTGTGTCCCTCACTTATGAGACCGACAAGCCTGATTCGGTTTCTCAGGTTCTTAATGTCCACGGCGACACTTCGATTCCCTGGCTAACTAGCCTTGCTGATGTGTTCGGACAACGGACACCATCTTATGACGGCTATATCAGTAGCGTCAAGGTTGATATTGCTAAGCAGTCTATCAACATCGACTCTTACATTATTGAGGACAACGCAAAGCTGAAGAACGTTAGGGAAAGTTGTAATGACGTGAAGCCTTTTATATCAGAGGCTGTAGGTAAGGCGTTTCTTATTCGCGCATCATCTATGTCCGAACTACAGAATGTGTCAGTCTCTTGCTCACCGAAGGACTGATTATTAAAAAATTGACTTATTTCTTTTTTTTGTCGTACCCTTAAAATGACCGACTTTTGTTTTGATATAAACTGCTCTTGTAGTACAAATACAATAGGAATACTACTTTCTATTGCGTTTGTAGGTGTGTCTTTTGGTTTGTTGATATCTGGTGCCGTGTGCACTAAATCTGGAACTTGGATTGCCAATCCAAGAGATTGTGAAAATGTCTATGTTAGCGGCATATTGATGTGCTTTATTATTGGAGTTGTTTTGTTCTTTTGGTTTCTGGCTTACCTTGCGGAAAGGTGTGATTCTGTTGCTCTTGCAGAAGCAAGAGCAAGAGCAGTTGCTCCTGTTGTTGTAGTTAACCCCCATAAGAAGAAGAAGAAGATGCCTCTTCATTCTGAAGCAGTGTGATTAAGCCCAAGAAAACAATCAAATATGCGCATAAGAAGATTGTAAACAATCGTTTTTTTTGCTGCTTCAGCTTTTGGCGTCTTTAACCAATCTTCATCTGGTTTCGGTGTCGGTATCTTAATCCGCAGGAGCGGTCGTTCACTGTCCATGTGTGTTGCTCTTATCAGGGCTTTGCTACAGTATTTCATTTTTTTTCTGTGCTAAACTTAGTGATGATATTAGACCTGGTTTTTGTAAGGCATGGTTTGTCATGTGCCAACGCCTTACAAAATAAGCGCTACGGTTCTCATATCTTCTATATGGACCCCGAACTGACTAAAGCCGGTGTCCACATGAGCAAGGCACTTAGTGCTGCTCTTATTAAAAATTTAGAGGCGCGCTGGTCTTCAGAGCCATATAGTGTAGGCGCATCGCGTATGATACGGGCACAGGAAACCGCCTATCATATGATTTGTTCGACCTTTGGTTATCCGATTAATATTTTTCCGCATGTAGGCGAAGCCGGAATAACACGCGATAATTTTTCACTGGCAACTGGCGAACAGATTAAAATTATGAAGGCGCGCTACCCTGGCATTGTTGATTTATTGTTGAAGGGTCGCGATGGGCGTGAACCTCAGAACCTGTTTGATAAATCGAATTTTGCAAAGTTTCTTGCGTGGGCTCCTGAACATCCTGAGTGGTTCGGTCTGGGCAGCGACGGTCACTACAGAGCGGTTATTTTTACACATTCGCATTTTCTAATGAGCGCATTTAATATGCCTATGAAATTGTCTAATAATGATGCGCTCCATGTTATTATTGATACAGAACGTAGCGGGGTTTTGCATCCTGAGGTTTGGCCACTGAGTCGTGGTTTAAGTGGCACCGTATCTACGTGTCCAGACGGGTGTCTTATAACAGCTTGCAGTGCGGGTGGTTTTAGTAAAAGAAAAAGACGGAGAGGTAAAGGCAGTAAGCGCATTACTGCAAGACGTTAAGCAGCGGAATACAACAAATGAAACATATCATACAGCAAGCAACACATGCATCCTCTTCTTTTCTAAGGGCTGTTGTGACCTTCAGACAAATCGGACACTTGTCCTTATTTGTTACAAGCCAGGAGTCCAAACATTCCTGGTGAATGCGCGGTTTACACTGGCAGCTACCAGAATAGGTCGCTGGTTTTGGTTCTGTTTGAAGACAGATTATACATGTTGGCTTTGCCAAGGGGTTTTCTGAGCTGATTATGGGCATGCCTGTTTTATGCGTATCTTAAAAAATTGATAAGCTTTTTTACCACTATTTTAGGATAAAACATGAGCTGCATTGATATTAAGCAAATTCTAGAGGATGCCAAATGGGAGGCGGAGTTTGCGGAGGGTCGTGAGGCAGACCTGATTGCAGAGTACAGGGCGGCTAAGGCGGATGGCGGAGAGCAGGGTCACGACGGCTGCTTTCCCACCCTTAGCGGTCCAGGGTTCACCTTGTGGATTCAGCGTCAATCGGCTCCGGACCTGCTGTGTTACTTTGATGACGCAGTGAAGGCGCGGGATTTCGGTCATGCGTATTTGATTCATCACACAACGGAATATGTATCTGGTTACGGCTCATTGGGTCTTATTGGTTATAGCAACGACATTAGGATTGAGCTGCATGCTAAGCGTGGTGCTCCCAAGGCGTGCCTGAGCGCGTTTGTTGTCCCGGTTACTGTTGCTTTGAAGCTTGGTCTGCACGGGATGGAGCCGCTGCATTTGTTTGATAAGACAAAAGATTCAAGGGTTAAGGTGTATATGCTTGGATAAATAATCTCATGTTATATTATAAAATGTCTTGCAAAGCCGGCTCTAAATTACCTGGTATGCCGAAATTAGCGCCTGGCGCAAAGCCACCAGTTTGGCACAGAGAGTACAACCCCGATGAGATTTTTTGCAGCGGGGACCCAGCTGAAGGTGGTCGCCAAAACAGACGTCAGAGCAGACGCCAACAGAGGCAGCAAAGACAACAGCGCCAAAGCAGACGTCAGAACAACAGACAGAGCAGACGCCAAAACAACAGACAAAACCAGCGCCGTTAAATTGTCTGGTAAAAATTGATATCTTTAATATCCTATATATTGTTTAAAACAACATATATAATATGCACTGCATCGGTACCTACTATAGCGACTATGGTGTTGCGCTACTATACATGGCTAACTACATGAGGGACACCTGGGTCACAAACATCTGCTTCCAGAATCCAGTTTCTGGACAACTTTATTCCCCGACGTTGGCAAATATTGCGTTAAATGGGCGGGACCATGATGGCTGCAGGCGGGATTCGCAATTTTGGAGTCGTTATGTTCGCGCGGCA